TTGAAAAAGGTTTAGGTAATCTTGCACCACCTGCTGCACCTGACATTAAAAATTTCTTTCCTTTACTTAAACCACTATCTGTTTTTTTTCCACCAAGGCCTTTCATCGCTGCATAACCAAGTCCACCAACAAGTGCGGCTTTTCCTACTTTTTTTAATAATTTTTTTATTTTACTAGCCATAATATTTTTTCTCCAAGTTACTTATTCTTTATCAGATGTGTCGCCTTAAGTCCATAGACAGATGCAATAACACCTACAAAAATTGTTTGATACCATAACGGTAAATTTCCAAAGTGTACGAAGAATAACTCCATTTTCTCCATATGTACAGGATTATCTGACCATACTGACCATCCCAACATTACGATAGGGACTGAAAGTAAAAGCAAAATAAATTCGTCTTTCCAATCTGATTGTCTGGATTCTAACAGTTTTCCTTGGTAAGCTTCCGCACCAGTAGCCATCTTTTCAGCGTGCATTAACTGAGCATCAGACATAGCCATCTTCGTTCTCTGTTTGTTAGCGTATATTTTACTACCTGCAGAAACGGCTAATTTAATTGCCGACAACCACATGTTAGTACCACTTAACTGAAGATTTCTTAGATGCTAACATTCTTTTTTGACCACCAACTTTATTCATAGTCGGTTGACCCAAAGGAACTTTAACTTCTACTGCTTCTGCAAATCCATCTGAGTTAGTTTTAAGTGTATTAGAACCATCTGCTCTCGGTGTATCTGACACAACTTTACCAACATAATTTGGATTGTTTTTTGTAAAAAATGTTTTTGGTTTCATATTTTTCTCCTATGCTATTATTATATACTATCTTCGAGGACCTTTCAAGATCCTAACGTCCATTTGTTTCATAAGGTCATTTTCTCTTTTAGAGTCAATACCCATCTGTGTTTTAGTCAATGAAGTGTCCGCTCTTAGCTCTGCTAATTCTTCATTTTGCTCTAATTTCTCATCAAACTGTTGTTGACCCATAAGATTTTTTGATTTTTCCATATTAATCTTTTCTTGGTCTTGTTCTTGTCTAACATTATTGTCCATAGCTTTTAAATCAAGCTCTCTTGCCTTTAATTTAGCTATTGGATCTCCACCGTACTCTCCAGTGATCTTAGCTTCTTCATCTCTAAACTCTTCAGTAGATTCTGCAATTAATTTAGCCTTTCTAGACTCTAAAGCCATAGACATTTGCATAATCTGTTGTTGGAATTGCGGATCTTGTTGCATTTGTGGATTTTGTTGTGCCATTTGTTGCATTTGCATTAATTTTTGTATCTCATCTCTAAATTCTACTTCTAATTGCTCTTGTGCCATTAGCGAAATATGTTCAAAGATGTTTTTTTCTAAAGATGCCATCACAACCGGTGAATTTCTAGCAACATTACTTGCCATAAAGTTTAAATGGGTAGTAATATGTGCTTGGTGATCCTGACCTTTGAAGGCTTGGAATGGTTTGTTAGACATTGATAAAATATTTTCAGTTGCAGGGTCTACTGGAGACGGTTCAACGGGTGGTGGTAAGATTGCATCAATATTTTTTACACCAATCGCTTGATACATATGTTTATAAGCTTCATATAGATTATGCATTCCTGGATTTGATTGAGCTAGTTGTAATTCAGTTTGTGCAAGTGATATTCTTTGTGATTGAGAAAAAATATTAGGGTCTGCAACAGGAATAATGTCTACCTTGTCATCAAAGTCAGTTACCATAATATTTCTTTGTCCACCCACAACATCGTATGGATATTCTTTTGGTAAATAAGTTTTAAAAACTCCTGCTAATAAATTAAATTCACTCTTCATCGCTACATATAATCGTTTATGTATTGCTGACATGACCCTTGAACCACGTTCTAAGAGAGCTATAGTCGTTCCAACAGCTGCCTGTTGATTGCCATCCCCGACTTGCATGTCAGCGATGGAGGCAAATCTTTGCCCTGCCGCAACCACCGTTCCCATCAACTGCAATAAAGTAGCCGAAGGTTCTTTAAAAGGTAGGGGCATAAATGCATCCTTGATATTTCCACCAGGTGCATCGACATCTCTGAATTCGCCAGGCTGTATTGACTGAGCCTCATCTCTAACACGTATTCCACGTTGTTTAAATCCTGAAGGCAAGTTACTTAAAGTACCTGCGTCCAATAACTGTCTTAATGCAGTAGTTGCTGTTCTAGACAAACCACCAATCATATGAATTAAACCAAAACCATAAAAACCCATTCCAGGTAAAAACTTAAAGTGTACAAAATATTCTTGTTTTTTCTTTAATGGATCTTCTGCTGCATAGTTTCTTCTAATAGATAATATTTCTCTACTTCCAAGTTCTAGAGTTACAATATATGGAAGTCTAATTCCTGTTTCTTCTCCAGTAGAATCTTTGTCTTCAAAACCTTCTAAGTCTAAGTCAGTGTGAACTTCTAGAACAGTAAATATATCTTCATCTCTAGTTCTTTTAACACCTTCCAATTCTCTTTCTTTTTTCTCTACTTCTGTTTCTTCATTGTAGCCCGGTTGTAATTCTACATCAACATAGAATCCAGCTACCTGTTTTTTTCTTAAATCATTTTCTGACATTTTAATAACATGAATAACTGCTTCCGAATCTGAAATAGAGGTTGCGGTATAAGGAACTAAAATATCATCAGCGGGTACGAATTTTGAAACGGCTCTACCAAGTAGTTCATCGTAATAAACTTTCTTAAACGCAGAGCCGCTGAGAGGTAAATAAAAAAGCATTTGATCGAACTCGGGTTCATACTCTTTCATCACATCCATGAGCTGATAGTTCATGAATTCTTTGACTCTAACTGACTGGTCTTCTTTTTGTCTATTGGCTAAACCAATGACTCTAGTGTTTACCGGACCAGTAGCTGGTAGTAATTCTTTGTAAGCTTGCGCTTGAAATTGTGTAACGGCTTCTGCAAGAACTGGGTGAGTTGCACCTGAAGCCCCTTGGAAAGGTTGAGTGGGGTTTTCATATTTGAATCCTAAAAGGTCTAATCCTTTAGTATAAGAATCTTCCCAATCGGATCTAGCCGATTTATAAGTTGAATAATTTTCTGCTAATTCTGAACCTAGTTTACCTAAAATACTTTCATCTAATAATTCTGCTAAATTATCTCCGTGACCTTCTCCGCCCGGTTGATTAACTGCTGAGGGATCAAAATTAATTGTAGCACTACCATCTTCTTCTTGGGTAATATCAATATCTTCTGGTCCAACTTGTGCTTCAGCTGTTTCTTGTTCTGATATTGCTACTTCTTCGTCGCTAGGTGTTTTAATTTCTGTCTCTACGTTTGGTAGAGCTTTGTCCATATCTGCCATTTATATTCTCCGAGTTCTCTATTGTTGTACTTTGTTTTAAAGGAACATTCAACCCCTGTGAGTCTGGTCCTTTTAATGGTGGAATTTCCTTCCATTTAACATGCTCCATATTTTTAACAAGTGTTTTATTTTTAACCGTCATCGAATAACCCCCTTCCTGCTTTTTTATTTTGATACATTTCATATCCACTTATTCCAGCCGATATACCAAGACCCGGTAATCCAAATCTTCTTGATACTGTTTTAAGCATTGTAGGACTTATACCTAATCTCATTATATTTGCCATTTTTGGTCCAGCAAAACGTGTTGCTTCTTTTGATAAAGATCCTGCAAATGCAGGGCCTAAATAATTTAATGGGTTTGTCGCAACTTCACCTAATGAATCTCCGTCAGCGATTTGTTGACCGATGTACAATGGTTCAAGAGCTAACATCCCTAACGGTGTTCCCGTAGCCGCGAGCCCTTTTCCCAGGACCCCGGACATGGGACCTGTAAGTGCTCTAAATGGACTAACTCTGTTTTTAGGAATAGGTAATTTATCTGCATCTAAACGGGGACCGCCTAAAGGACCTTTCCTAACTCCTGATCCAGTTCTTTGTCTGTATAATTCTGCTCCACCCGGTACCATACCTGCTGCAGTTACTGCACCAATAGCTGGTAGTTGTGCATCACCGAACGCTGTAGAGTTTGGTTCTGGGCTTCTATCTTTTATAGGGTCTGTTAACATATCAATTAACATATTCTTTTGTTGATCTTCATTTGATAAATAAGTTGATGGATCATCATTTCTAAATTCTTTAACAAGTCCCGCGGTTGCGGCACCTGCTGCAGCGAACGCTCCAAACCTTCCACCTTTTTTGGCAACGTTTAGAAATGTATTTGCAAAGTTTTTAATTTTATTAATAGGTCCTGAGGTCTCTTCAATCGAAGCAACTTTTTTCATAAACCCTTCTGGATCTCTATTTAATTTTATATCAACACATTTAGAAGTGCTTCCCCCTTCTACCATATTAATTCTTCCGCCCTCTGCTCTATTAATAGTACAACCAACAGCAGCTTCTACTAATCTCCGACTAACCTTAGGTTGATTATTTAAATTTTTATAGAAATCTTTAACAAAATTAGATTGCGCATCTAATTCAGGAATCAATTTAGGTGCTCCTTTTTGTAATTCATCAAGTAGGCCCATTCTTTCAACTTGTTTAGAAATAATAGGATTAAGAGCGTCCCCAATAAATTTATTATCTGCGCCTTTAATAATTGCTCCCGTGCCTTTTAAATTTTTTTCTACATCTGCTACAAGAGCAGGATCATAATTAGTATCTATTAATGTATTTACAATTTTATTTTTAAGAGATGTATTAAAATAATTAGAAACCAACGTTTTGTTAAGCATAGTCTCGGACAATGCAGCGTCACCTTTATTAACATTTTTAAATGAAGAAGTGTTTCCAGATATTTGTTTAATTGTTTTTGCATGATCAATATCAGGCATCATGTTTCTTAATAAATCATCTGCAGAGAAATCAGCTGCATATAAATTTCTTTGAAAAAAATTTTTACCATCAAAGTCTAAACTTATTTGACGCTTTAACATTTTATTGTTATCTAAAAAATCAAGTAGTTGTGTTTTAACTAACTCTGGACTTGTCTGTAGTCTGGAACCAAAGTTATCTTTTAAAATTTTTCTTAAAGTTTCTGCTGTTTTTCTTAGTCTATTAAAATCTGCATTTCCCCCAAATTGATTAAATTCTTTAGATGCTTTTGAGTATCTAACAATTTCAGTTCTAAGATCTCTTGCTACATTGGGCGCAATTTTTCCAATTTGAGACAACTTTTCATAATCAATATTTTTTATACTAAATGCATTAGGTTCATTACGATAGTTTTTTATTGGGTTAGTTAATATAACACCTGCTTCTTCTAAAGTTTTTTTAAAACGTTTACTTACTTCTATTTCTTTAAGACGTAGGTTGGGTGTAGGTGTTTTTTCTGAGTTAAGTAAATATTGTATAATAGACGATTTTTTAAAACCACCTTGTTCTGTTGGTTTTAAAAATTTATATAACTCATCTAATCCAACAAGTCCTTTTCCTTCAAATTTAGCCCATGAGTTAGCTGACTTTCTTAGATTTGGAAAAGTCTGTTTTTTTGATCCAGGTGGCTTATGGAGTCTAATTGCATTATATAATTTTTCACCCGTATAATTTTTATTAAAAGTAATAGGATCTTTTTTTTCTGCATTTTTAACAGCTTCATTAAGAAAGTTATAAAAAGTATTATTTTGATAACTTCCTGCAACCGTCATTTTTCCCTTACTTTTATATAAACTGTCTAAGTACCTCCCTAAATCTGTCATTGTTTTAGGGTCGTATTTTTTAATAAATCTTTTTTTTAATATTAGTTTTTTGTTAAGACCAAGTTTTTCCAGTTGAGAGACTAAAGCAGCTGATGTTTTTAGGATACCACCGCCAGTGCCTGAAGTAGGAGACACAGCTGTACGGTAGGTATTATTTTTATCGTTTATTAGTATATCAAAGATATCTTCGAACGTACTACTAGGATTATCATTAATAATCTTTGTTAAGACTTCTTTTGTTAAAGTGATGTCAGCCATTACAGCTCCAGGATTTTAGCTAGTCCGCCTTTTGCATAACCGGCTCTGCCGCCATAAGCTTTTCTACTTCTTAATGCATTGATTGCAGCTTCTAAATCATCACCTGCTAGTTCTCCGGAATCTATTATTTCTTTTAGAGTTCCTTTCCCCATTGAATTTACATTACTCTGAAATTCTTTTCCTTTTTGAGATCCAAATGAATATGTTCCTTCTGATAATTCATCT